GCTGGTCAAGATTCATGGGGTCTTGAAGCAAATGCTAACATCCCAGAAATCGATATCAAAGTCGATTCAGTTAGCATCACAGCTGTAACCAAGAAACTCAAGGCTAAATGGTCACCAGAACTCGGTCAAGATTTGAATGCATATCACAATCTTGATGCAGAAGTTGAACTTACCTCAATTCTTTCAGAACAAATCGGTCTTGAAATTGATCGCGAAATTCTTGAAGATCTTATCAAGGGTGCAACAGCTGGTACATTCTACTGGTCACGTTCACCAGGTATGTTCGTAAATCGTTTAACTGGTGTAGAAGTTGGCGCATCAGCTAAGGCTCCAGACTTCACTGGTAACGTATCAATGTGGTACGAAACACTCATTGAAACAATCAATGATGTATCTGCTCAAATCCACAGAAAGACTCTTCGTGGCGGTGCAAACTTCCTCGTATGTGGTCCAGAAGTTGCCAACGTCCTTGAGTTCACCTCTGGCTTCCGTGCCAAAGTAACTCACGAAGATGAGAAGGGTGAAGTAGGCGTTGTTAACGTTGGTTCAATTTCCAAAAAATGGGACGTATACGTTGATCCATACTTCCTCCGCAACGTAATACTCGTTGGTCGTAAGGGTAACTCCTTCCTTGAAAGCGGTTACGTCTATGCACCATACGTACCACTACAAGTCACTCCTACCATCTTTGGTACTGAGGACTTCGTACCACGTAAAGGCGTAATGACCCGTTACGCCAAGAAGATGGTTAAGCCAGATCTTTACGGTCTTGTAATCATCCGTGGCCTACTCGGTGAGAGCGGCGCATAATCTAGCGTATTAGGTTAAGAAGCCCCCGATTAGAAATAGTCGGGGGTTTTCTTTTATTTTAACTATTTATAATGAGGTATGTTATGAATAATATTAAATTTGAAAAAGCAAAAAAAATTATTGATGATAGAAAATTTCCTTTAGGAGATATAACATCCACTACGGAAGAAATATTTAATAATTTTATTACTTCAAATTTAATTTCTAATGTTGTCGGCTCAGATGCTTCAAACCCTACTTTAGTACAAAATAAAATAAATATTGTATCTGGTTTAGATGATAGTTCAATAATATTAAATAATATTGAAGAAGTTAAAAATTTAATTTTTATTTATGTTGAACTGCAAAACACTATCAGATTATTTCCACCTGTTGATTGCAGCTTTAATAAAAAACAATTAAATGAGTTTGTTTTATTAGAAGGACCATGCTTTGTGTGTTGTAAAAAATTAGAAGATAGTCTATGGAATTTAGAAATAACAAAATAAGGAATTTTATTTAATGGCAGTTCCAATATTAACTCCTGCTTCAACATTAAGCGCAGTTGTCCTACCAGCAGCTGGAACAATAACAGATGTTTCATTATATCTGCCATTTGGTATTTATTCCACTTCACCAGGATTTTTAAGTGGTGCAGCAGATCAAGTTGGATATGTATATAAAAAACTTGGTGGTGATATAGTAGACATTGAATTAACAGCAGGAAATGTTTATGCAGCTTATGAAGAAGCAGTATTAGAATATTCTTATATTGTTAATTTACATCAATCAATTAATGCTTTACCTTCAATGCTTGGTGCTCCTACTGGAACATTTAATAGCGATGGTCAATTTGATTCTAATTCTCCCTTAAATGGAGCTAATCCACAATTAGCGTATCCAAAATATTCCTTAGATTATGTAACAAGATATGGTGATGCATTTGCTTCTGAGGCTGGAATGGGAGGAACAGTTCCTATTTATTCAGCATCATTTGAAATAACACCAGAAGTACAAGATTATGATATGCAAGCCATAATAGAATCAGCTTCAGCAAATAATCTTGAATTGGCAACAAATGGTCCTGTTCCATATGCTGGTAAAGTTGGCTCTAAGAGAGTAAATATAAGAAGAGTATTTTATAGAACACCTAATTCAATGTGGAGATTTTTTGGATATTATGGTGGTTTAAATGCAATTGGCAATCTTTCTTCTTATGGACAATACGCAGACGATTCAACATTTGAAGTTATTCCAACATGGCATAATAAACTTCAAGCAATGGCATACGAAACAGCAATTTATACAAGAAACTCACACTTCTCGTATGAAATAAAAAATAATAAATTAAGAATATTTCCAAATCCACCAGATATTGGTATTTCTCATATGTGGGTTGAATTTAGCATAACTGGTGAGATAACTCCTTGGGAAGCTTCTGGTTCTACAAATTCACAAGTAAATGGTGTAAATAATATGAATACTTTACCATTTGCTAATATACCTTATCAAAATATTAATTCAATCGGTAAACAATGGATACGCAGATATGCATTAGCTATTTGTAAAGAAATGTTGGGCCAAGTTCGCTCTAAATTTGCTACACTTCCAATTCCTGGCGATAGTATAACTTTAAATGGTACTGCTCTTGTAACAGAAGCAAAAGAAGAAAAGAAAGAACTTAAAGAAGAATTAAACAAGATTCTTGATCAAATCACTTATCCTAAAATTGCAGAAATACAAGCTAAAACTTCTGATGATATGCAGAAAGTTGTTCAGAAGATACCAACACTTATATTTACAGGATAACAAATGTCTAACATAATAAAAGAAATACCTTTTGAAGCATCCACAATAGAAACCATTGATATGGCATTCTATGATTGGTTAAATGTAGATATGGATATTTATTCTACAACATCAGAAGGATGGAAAAAAGTTCCTGTTACTTGGATTTCAGCAGAAAGAACACATCAATTAAAGTCTGATCAAGATATAAGAGATTCCTCTGGAATGGTAAAATATCCAATTATGACAGTTACAAGAGCATCAATAATAAAAGATCCATCCAGAAAAGGTGCAGTACCAGCAAACATAAGACCAATAAATGATGAGAAAGGTGGAACCTTGACAATTGGTAGAGTTATAAACCAAGAAAAAACATCTAATTTTTTGAATGCTGATTTAAAACGTTCAGTAACAGCAGATCAAACAGATTTAAGAACAAATCGTTCACCAAAAGGTTCTGTTGTTACTCCTTTATTTTCAAAACAAAAAACATCAAATCAAAATAAAGTTGTATACCAAACAATAACTATTCCTTTACCAATATACGTTGTTGTTACATATGAAGTAAATATAAAAACAGATTATCAACAACAACTCAATGAAATATCTACTCCATTTTTAACAAGAAATGGAAACGTTAAGTATTTTCAAATCAGTAAAGAACAACATAGATACGATGCATTTATTAAAGAAGATTTTAATTTTACAAATAATGCCGTTAATTTAAACGAAGAAAGAAAAACATATGGTTGTAAAATATCAATTGAAGTAAAAGGTTATTTGGTTGGTGATGCAGCTAATCAAATTGGACCAAAAGCTGTTGTTAGAGAAAATGCCGTAGAAGTAAAGATACCAAGAGAAACAGTAATTTTTGGAGACATACCAGATTTCTTAAATACTGCTAAAAATAAAACATCTTATCGTGAATAGTTACTTTTGATAGTTTTACAACTATTTATTATTGATTATTTTTATTTCCAAGCAGGAGTTTAAAACAAAATGGCAGTATCTTCTTATAAATTTGTGTCTCCAGGCGTCTTTGTACAAGAGATCGATAATTCACAATTACCAGCAACTTCTAATCAAGTAGGGCCAACTATAATTGGTAGATTTGCAAAAGGACCAGCAATGCGTCCTGTTTATGTTACATCTTTCTCTGATTTTATTCAAACTTTCGGCAATCCTGTTGCTGGTAATTCTGGTGACGATGTATGGCGCGATGGAAACAATGTAGGTCCAACATATGCTGCTTTTGCTGCTCAAGCTTGGTTACGTAACACACCAGCATTAAATGTTATTCGTTTACTTGGAACACAACATTCATCAGCCGAATCAGTTGGTAAGGCTGGTTGGCAAACAACACAAACTGTTGGTACTACCGATGCAGATGGTGGTGCATATGGTCTTTTCTTAATTCCATCTGCATCAAGTCCAACAACTGCTGTAACTGGTACTCTCGCTGCCGTTTGGTATTTAGATGCTGGCTCAATAACCCTTTCTGGTACTCTTGCTGGTACTTCTGCAACAGCAGTATCTGGTACTAACGTATTGATTAAACAAAGTGCAACAAATGGCGAATTTAAAGCAGTAGTAACAACCGCCGCTGGTACTTATACTTCTAACTTTAACTTCAATAAAGATTCAGACAAATTTATCAGAAAAGTATTTAATACAAATCCTATACTTGTAAACTCAACCGTTACAACTACTGAAAATCTTGAATACTATTGGCTTGGTGAATCATTTGAAAGAGGTGTAGATGAAGTAGTTGGTCTTGGAACAGAAATGTTTGGTTTTATAGCTCCACTTGCTTCTGGTTCCACTATTTCACTTGATGATCATAGAATGGCTTCTAGAGTTCCAAAAACTGGTTGGATTATTGGTCAAGACCTTACAACAGATACTGCTTCATATTCTCCTTCAAATCAACAAAAATTATTTAGATTTGCTGCACTTGACGGTGGCGAATATGAACAAAATAATTATAAGATTTCTATATCCAATATCAAAGCTCCAGTAAATGATTTTGAATCTTATGGAACATTTACTGTTGAACTTCGTCTAGCTTCTGATAGCGATGCTAAACTTTCATTCATTGAAAGATTCTCTAATGTAAACTTAAATCCAGCATCACCAGATTACATTGCTAGACGTATTGGTGATAAGTTTGTACGTTGGGATGATACAGAGAAGAGACTAAGAGAGTATGGTTCTTATTCAAACGTATCAAAATTCATTCGTGTTGAAATGAATGACGACGTTGATGCAGGTTCAATAGACCCTACATATCTTCCATTTGGTTTCTTTGGTCCACCAAGATTTAAGAAATTCACTTTAACAAGCACAACTAATGGTGTTCCTAGTTCACAAGCACCAACAGTTCCAGTTGGTTATGGAAAAGTAAGAGCTTATGATCCAACTAAATTCTTAGTATGTTCTGCTTCCCTTACTGCTTCTATTCAATTCCCTTCAATACCATTAAGAGTATCAGCTTCAGCAGATGGTCTTTCAGATCCAAGAAACGCTTACTTTGGTATTGCAGTAGGAGAAAAAGTAGCAACTACAACATTTGATAACACATATGTAGATTTTGTTAGAGCCTTTACAGCTGACGTTGGAGAAAATTACGATTGGGGAACAGGAACCGCTTATGGAGAATGGTCCTTTGTATTCTCACTTGATGATGTATCTGGTGCAGTTTCTGGTGAAGTTGGAAACGTTTATGTATCTGGTTCAAGAGCAGCTGGTAATTCAGTAACTGCCGTCGCTTCATTAGGAACTGGCTCTGCTGCTGGTTATAGAGCAATTCTCAATGCTGGTTACGATTCTTTCACAATGCCACTTTACAACGGCTTTGATGGATTTGATATTAAAGAATCAGAACCATTAAGAAATTCAAAGATTACTTCAACCAATGAGAAGCAAAATCACGTTTACTACACCTTTAAGCGTGCAATAGATACAGTAGCAGATCCAGAATCAATTGTAACAGATATAGTTGCAGTTCCTGGTTTAACTTATCCTAGCTTAACAACTCACCTTATTAATACCTGTGAAGCAAGAGCAGATGCTATGGCTGTCATAGACCTTCCAAATGTTTATCAACCAGAACCAGAAGGTAAAGTATCAAATAAATACGACAGATATACTGGTGTTGTAAGTGACGTTGTATCAGCATTCAAAGATAGAGGCATTAACTCAAGCTACGGTGCCACATACTATCCTTGGGTACAAATAAGAGATACTGTTAGCGATAGAGCACTCTTCGTACCACCATCAGTTGTAGCTCTTGGTGCTATGTCCTATGGTCAATCAACACAAGAACTTTGGTTTGCACCAGCAGGATTTACAAGAGGTGGATTAACCGAAGGTCGTGGCGGCGTTCCAGTATTAGATGTAACACACAAACTTTCATCAAAAGAAAGAGATTCACTATATGAGGCTAATATTAATCCTATAGCTAAGTTCCCATCAGAAGGAATAGTAATCTTTGGTCAAAAGACACTTCAAGTTACACCATCTGCTCTTGACAGAATTAATGTTCGTAGAATGATGATTTATGTTAAGAGAGAAATTTCTAGAATTTCATCAAGACTTCTATTCGATCAAAACACACAAGTCACTTGGAATCGTTTCCTTGGTCAAGTAAACCCATTCTTAGGTGCAGTTAAATCAAGACTTGGTTTAAGTGATTATCGTGTTGTACTTGATGAAACAACCACAACACCAGATTTGGTTGATAGAAACATAATGTACGCTAAAATTTACTTGAAACCAGCTAGAGCAATAGAATTCATTGCAATAGACTTCAATATTTCAAGTACTGGTGCTTCATTTAATGACTAATAACTATTTAATATTAAAAGATTGGAGGAAATAATAAATGGCATTCTGGAATGAGGCAGCAGTAGAACCAAAAAGAAGTTTTAAATTCCTTTTAGACTTTGGAGCTTCCAATAGTGCTTTACCAGCATTTATTGTTAAAAAGTGTGATAAGCCAGGATTTGACATAACTACTGTACAACATGAGTTTCTTGGTCATAAATTTAATTATCCTGGCAAAGTTACTTGGAATGATATTACGGCAGCAGTAATAGATCCAGGTGGTACTGGTGGTACTGGCGATGCTGATGCAGCAACTTTGCAAGCTTCAAGCGTTGATGTAGCAGAAGGAATGTACAAAGTTCTTATTGCTGCTGGTTATCAATCACCAATTGCTGCTGGCTCTGCAATAGCAGGAAACGCAGCTTCAACACTTAGAACACTTTCAAAAGGTAAAGCAACCAATAAATTTAATCAAATTAAAATTAGTCAACTAGACGCAGACGGAAAACCAGTTGAAGTATGGACATTAAATAATGCCTTCATAACATCTGTAAAGTTTGGAAGTCTTGCTTATGCAGAAGATTCAATTTTAGAAATTGGTTTGACATTTAAATACGATTGGGCAGATTTACAAACAGTAGCCAACAATTTTGATTCTTCAATAGAACCATAAAGTATAAACTATGTTTTGGAATACAACAGGAAACAGACAATCAGAGCCAAATTTGACACACAATTTTATGGCTTTGATAAATGAAATAAGTTTGAATCCTGTTTTAGATCCAAGTTATACAAGAAATGGTGAAGATGAGTTTCAACAAGAAAACGTATTTGGTCAATCGTTAAAAGTTCTAGTAAAAAATATATCAGCACCATCTGTTGGTATTGAGTTTGAAAGAGCTTATGCCAATCAATACGTTCATTACTTTCAAAATGGTTCATTGCATTGGGAACCAATAGAAGTTGTGTTTTATGATTATAAATCATCAATATCTAATTTACAAACCAATGGAAATGATTTTACAAACTTAAGATTACTTCTTTTTAAGTATTTAAGTCAAAATCTTATCAATGAACAAAATAGAACAAAAGTTATTGAGTTGCCAATTTTTGCTAACGAAATTGATATTTTGAGTGTTACAACTTTAAAAACAGAAATATATAGCAATTATGGTTTTAAAATTAAAAATCCAAGAATATCTAAAATAAACTTTGGTAAATTTGATTACACCTCCTCAGATATAAATCAAATTTCTGTTACATTAATACCAGAATGGTGTGATTATATAGATCCAGTTGGTTCAGAATTTAATGAAGCTGGTGACAGAAGCCAAAGAGGTCAAACATTTGGACTTGGTAGCAGTACTTAAACTTAGAATAATTAACAAAGAGTGAAATATGAGAAATAACCTAGATAGACTAGGGTTAGATGTTAAAAAACCCCAAAATGAAGATGTAGCAGCAGCATTAGGATTAAACTTTGTTGTTCCTACGGAAATAGTTGATTTACCATCAAAAGGTATATTCTATTCAGAAGAACATCCATTACATGGTAAAGATACAATTGAAATCAGATATATGACAGCAAAAGATGAAGATACATTAACAAATCAATCTTTGCTTAAAAAAGGAATTGCATTACAAAAAGTATTAGAAGATTTGGTAATAGACAAAACTATTAAACTTGAATCTTTGTTGGTTGGAGACAAGAGTGCAATTGTATTAGCAGCAAGAAAAACTGCATATGGTACTGATTACGATACAAAAATAATTTGTCCATCATGCTCAAAAGTTCAAAATTATAAATTTAATTTAAACGAATGTTCTGTAAAAGATATTATTTCACAAGATGAACTTGATGAAATTGGTGTTACTAGAACTGGTGGATCTACATTTATGTTTGATTTACCAATTTTAAATGTTCCTGTTGAAATAAAACTATTAACAGGAAAGGATGAACTTTTTCTTTCTCAAAGAATTAGAGAAGCACAACAATCTAAAAAAGATATTGATATTGTTTTACTTCAATTAAGAACAATGATTAAATCTTTGAATGGTAGAACAGAACAAAACATAATTTCAGATGCTGTTTCATTGTTGCCAGCAAAAGACTCAAGACACATCAGAGAAGTATATCAAAAAATATCTCCAAATTTAGATCTTTCACATGATTTTGAATGCTCTTCTTGTTCATATGAGGCAAGATTGGAGGTTCCGTTTACAGCGGACTTTTTTTGGCCTAAGTAGCGAATATCAACAACAAATATATGAACAATTTTTTATTTTAAAATATCATGGTGGTTGGTCTTTAATTGAATCTTACAATCTTCCTGTTGGGTTGAGAAACTGGTTTACAGAAAGATTAATAAAACAATTACAAGATGAAGCAGAAGCAATAGAAAAAGCTTCTAAAAGCAAATAATCACACTATTTAATATGATATTTGTTTAAAGGAGTATTTTAAAAATGGATAATGAATTAGAAGAAGGTCTTGGTGATACTTTTGACAGAGTTAAAAATTGGATAAAATCTTATGCTGGCGCAGGAGCAAAACCAACAGTAGCTGGAGCATCTACAGTAGATCAAAACGCACCAGTTCCAATGTTTACTGGTAAAGATCCGTTACAACAAAGATTAATGAATTCTCTTAAGACTCGTATTGTACAGTTTGGTTTAGGTAAAAATGAAACAAACATTATACTTGCTGAATTTGAAAAACAAATATTAGAACTTCTAAAAGATCTTGCTGCTCAGATGAAAGCAAACGGTCTTACACAAAAACAAATACAAGAAGCAATGATTGGTCCACAAATGCCTACTGGAATGGGTGGCAGAGTCCAAGCAAAACCAGGACAAATAGACGTTAGAAGAGCAGTTTTTGGAAAATTTGAAAGAGCAATGAAAAATCTAGATAACATGAAAGGTGTTGGTGGTAAATTTCGTGCTAAAGTTGATATGAACACAAGAAAAAAGTTTATTGAAGATGTAGTTCAAAACAACATAATACCATTTTTAACACAACATTTAACAAGTAAAGGTTTTAATGTTGTTGACAAAAAAAACAACAAAACAGTTCCTTCAAAAGTTGAACCAGATAAAGCCAAGACAGTTACACTTTCTGAGTCTACAGTAAATCGTTGGAAAGAAATAGCAGGAATTATAAAAGACTAAAATATCTAATAAAACACTATTTACAGATAAAGGTTTTATTAGAGTATGGCGATTGATCCTAGTAGTTTAACACCAGAACAATTAGAGCAATATGAAAAGTTTTTGCTTTTGCAACAAAAATTGAATGATGCAAAAGCAAAAACTATTGAATTATTAGAAGAAGAAAAAGCTCAATTAAAAGATGATATAAAGTTAGCTGAAGATTTAGCTAAAGTAACTGGTGATTATACTACTGTAAAAGAACAAAAAATAAAATTAGAACTACAAGAACAAGAAATTAAAGTAGCAAATTTATTAGCTACTAAAAAACAAACTGAACTTGACCAAGATGATTTAAAATTTCTTGCAGAAGCTTCTAAAAATGTAGATAAATTAAGAGAAAGTCTTGATAGTTTAAGCAAGGCAAAAAATGCTGGTACTGAGCTAGCTTCTATTTTAGGTTTTGATGAAAAAAACAAAAATTCATTAGTTTATAGAATGATATCTGAACCTAAAACTGTTTTTGAAGGTTTTAAACAAGAAATATCTCTTAGTTCGTTAGGAACCAATTTATTAACAAAAGTTATAAATCAGAGTGTTGAAGCATTTAAGCAATACGCAGAAGTAAGTACTAATATAAATAAACTTACTGGTGCTGCTGGAACATTAAACAATCTCCTTAGCGAAACCGCAAGAGGAGCAACAGCTTTTGGAGTAAACTTTAAACAAGCTGGCGAAGCAATTGGTTCTTTGTACAATAACTTAAATACATTTACAGAAGCAAGTAAAGCAGCACAAGAATCATTAACTGTTTCAGTAGCTAAACTGACACAACTTGGAATTTCAGCAGATGTTTCAGCCACTCAAATAGCAACATTGTCCCAAATAATGGGAATATCTGAGCAAAGAGCAGGAAAACTAACTGAAGAAATGGCTGGTTTGGCCTCTGCAATAGGAAAATCACCACAAAAAGTTGCACAAGAATTTGCTGCTGTATCAAATAGTTTACAAGCATATGGTTCTAACATGCTTGATATATTTAAAGATCTAGAAGTTCAATCAAAAGCTACTGGTATCGCAATGGAAAGATTGGTAGGAGTAGCAGAAAAGTTCCAAACATTTGAAGGAGCAGCATCAGCAGCAGGAAGATTAAATGCTGCTCTTGGCGGAAACTTTGTAAACTCTATGGAATTACTTGAAGCTTCAGCAGAAAATCCAGCAAAAGTTATAGACTTATTAAGAAGCAGATTAGATGCTACTGGTAAATCTTTTGATGCAATGTCATTCTATGAAAAGAAAATGATTCAAGAAGCAGCAGGATTTGCAACAATCGAAGAAGCAAGTCGTGCTTTATCTATGACAAATGCTGAAAGAGAAAAAACTGCAAAGATAGAAGCAGAAAGAGCTAATTTACAAGAAAAAGTAAATGATGCAATTCGAAAATCAATACCAATACAACAAAAACTTGATTTAATAATGGCAAATTTTGCTATATTAATGGGACCAGTTGTTGATATATTTAGTGATTTTTTAAGTCTTATATCTGCTATTGTTGATAATCCAATAGTTAGCTTTTTGATACGTTTAACAGCAATAGGCTTTGGTTTAGCAGCAGCTTTTAATCCTGTTACTGGAACTATTGCAGCATTAGCATACGCACTTTATTCTTTACATGACATATTATTAAAACCACATTCTCCAATATTGTTTGATACATTGTCTAGTTTACCTAGTATTATGAATAATATTGGCTCTTCTTTTGGTGCTACAAGTTTAGAGATTTCTAAGGCAACTGATTCCTTAACAAAACTTAATGGTTCTACTTTAACTACTGCAAGAACAATTCAAGTTGAAGCTATGCCAAATCTTAAAAACATGGAAGATACAACAAGATCTATTGCAACCATAGATGCAGAAAAAACCTCCAACACAATGAAGGTTATTTCTAACTCAATAAACCAAAATCAAACAACAGTCAATCAACAACCACAAAAATCAGAAGTAAATGTATTTATAGGTTCAGAAAAATTAAATCAAATCGTCAACAGAACGGTGGAAAGAAAAGTAACTGGAACCACGATAGCACTTCCAGCAGCTACAGCTGCCTCAATACCAAGATAGGAATCTAGCAAATGGCTAATGTACCAAAAGCACAACCAGAAACACAATATCCAAATGCTAAATATTTAAATGAATCACAAGATTCTTATTTAATTATAAAGAGTTTAACTTACAATACTCCATTTTTATTTCTTCCCTATTCCTTAAAGATTACTGAGTCTTTAACACCAGAATGGAATTCACAAACAGTTATAGGAAGAATGGACCCTGTTTCTAACTTTAAGAGAATGGGTAGAACAATGAATTTGTCTTTCCAAGCAAGAGCAAGAAACAGCAATGAACCACCATATTTAACACTTGATGAACTTTTACACACAATAGATCATTTAAAGTCAACATTGTATCCAAGATATAATAATCAAGTAATGGTTTCTCCACCATTGTTTAGAATTAAATATGGTAACTTAATAAATGCTGGTGAGGGTAGCGAAGAAAAGGGTGTATTGTGTTACATAAATTCTTTTTCTGCTAATCCATCTATGGAAATAAATAAAGTAGCAGTTGTGTCAAAAGATTTTTATCCAAAAATATTTGATATTCAAGTAGGGTTTACTGTATTGAATGAAAACTTAATGGATACTTTTAACAAGCAAGGAATACTTACTAAAAGATATTTTTATAAATACGAAACTCCTTATCATAATGAAGAAGGTATCGGTGAAACAAGTAAACAACTTGATACCAATAAAAACTCAAATCCTTCCATAACACCAGAAGAACAAGCTGAACAAGAAAAAGCATTTGAGGGTAATTCATAATGGCTACAAGATACGATTCATCAAAACAAGTAATATCAAAAAACGACAATGGTGGTTTAAAAGATATAATAGATAGAAGAAATGTAACCTCCATAACACATTTTGATACAGCAAAATTAAAGTATCCATCTGTTGAACAAATTAAAAATTTTAACATAGTAAAATATGTTTGGAAACACAATGATAGGTATTGGAAATTAGCAAACGAATACTATGGTGATTCAAAATATTGGTGGGTTATTGCTTGGTATAACAGAAAACCAATAGAAGCTACATTAGTTATTGGACAACAAATTTCAATACCATTACCACTATCTGATGTTCTTGAGGCAATTACCTAATGGCACAAGAAGCAATAAATCCAACCGAACCAGTATCAACATCTATTGAAAACTTAAAATTTAATAATCAAACTTTTATTAGTTCTTATATAGATGAAATAATGGATTCGATAAATGAATCATCTGACAATGCTTTTAAATATGAAAATATTTATAAATTAGATACTGTTACAAAATCGTTCGCAGAGACAATTGCTTTATTAACTGGTAAAAGTGAATCTTTAAAGTTTACAAAATTAGAATCGTATCAGTATTCTGCATTGGTTCCTAAAATAAGATTAATAAGAGTTCAAAACGATAATAAAGAATATGAATTTGTTTTTGGAAAAGATACAAAATATAATTCAATTTCTGATACTTCTTCATTATTTGGAACCCCAAAGGGTGCAAATGGCGGAATAAAATCTTTTGAATTTAAACTTGCTGGAACTAACCCTGTAACAGCTGAAAAACAAATCGAAGCAACACTAGAACTTTACTTTGATTCAATTAATTCTTTTTCTGGTGGTGACTACGATAAGATGCTTGAATTTTGGTTAGGGAACAGTTCATTTGGAAATAACGAATTTGATAATGATTCTAATTTTACAACCACAAATTATTGGTCCTTACTATTTCACCCAAGTTTAAAAAACAACAATTATGATACACAACTTTTTAGAATTAAAGCAATAGTTGGTTGGGAAGACATTGAAGAAAATTTTAAAAATGAATTATTTCAATCTTTTCCAGAAGTATCAGATGAAATAAAAGAAGATTTAACTTTATCTATGTATTTAAATTTAGTTAATCACGAATTTCAATTTGGTGAAGATGGTTCAATAGGTCTTAGACTAACATATATAAGTTCAATAGAAAATTCAATATTTAATAATAAATTTGATCTTTTAGGTGGTTTAAAAGAAGATTTAAATAAATTAAAAAATTTAAGTGAATTGGGACAATTATATCAAACACAAGAATCAAAAATTAGATTATTAAATTATTTAAAAAACAATTATAATAATTTAAAACCACTTTTAGATGGTATCAATAATTGTAATAATTTTGATTATAAACAAAAATTTGAATTATCATCTTTTATAACACAAAATACAACATCAAATTATGATAAAATGTTGTTAGCAAAACTAAGAAAATACCAAGATGAAGAATTAGAAAAAATACAAAAACAATTAGAACTAAGAACACTTGAAATAAAAAGACAGTATTATTCTGCTTTAATAGCAAAAATTTTAAATCTTAATTTAATGAGAAAAATTTCTGCTAACAAACAAACAGTCAATTATTTTTTGCTTTGGAAAAATAACCTTAGTAGTTATAAACCTAATTTAAATAATCAATCACAACTAAACAAACTAGACAATGCAGATATACAACAAGAATCTGATACAAGAGAATTACTGATTCAAAATTATGAA